TATAACAAAGGTAGTATTGAATTTGATAATGGTTCTCGTATCATTGCTCAAGCAACAACAGAAAATACTGGTCGTGGTCTTTCAATCTCATTACTATACGCAGATGAGTTTGCATTCGTGCGACCAACAATTGCGAAAGAGTTTTGGACTTCTATATCTCCAACACTAGCAACAGGTGGTAAAGCAATTATCACATCAACACCAAACTTAGATGATGACCAATTTGCAATCATTTGGGCAGGTGCTAATAAACAATTAGATGATTATGGAAATGAAACAGATGTAGGTATAAATGGTTTCAAACCATACAAAGCATTATGGCATCAACATCCAGATAGAGATAAACAATGGTCAGTTGAAGAAGAAGCACGTGTTGGTAAAGAACGTTTCTTAAGAGAACACGAATGTCAGTTTATTGCTTATGATGAAACTCTAGTAAACAGTTTGAAGTTGTCAGGAATTAAAGGTGTTGAACCAAAATTGCGTACAGGACAAATTCGTTGGTTTGAAGATATTAATAAAGATTCTACTTATGTTGTTGGACTTGACCCGTCTATGGGAACAGGTGGAGATAATGCCGCTATCCAAGTGTGGGCATTACCAGAACTCACACAAGTTGCAGAATGGCAGAATAACAGAACAGATGTAAGAGGACAAGTTCAGACGATGCACACAGTTCTTACTATCATTAAAGATGAATTAGCAGAACTGGGAAATACTCAACCAGATTTATATTGGTCAGTAGAGAACAACTCATTAGGAGAAGCCGCTCTTATAGTCATTGAAGAAATGGAAGAAGATAGATTTCCTGGAACATTTTTACACGAGCCGAAGAAAAAAGGTAGACAGAGAGTATCCAGAAAAGGATTTACTACAACTTATAAGACAAAAATTACGGCTTGTATGAAGATGAAATCTTGGATTGAAAGTGATAAGATGGTTCCTATGAGTAAAAACTTAATACGAGAACTAAAAACTTTCATAGCAAAAGGTAAAAGTTATGAGGCAAAGTCTGGCGAAACAGACGATTTGGTGTCAGCAACCCTATTATGTGTGAGACAGATACAGTTCATATCAAGGTTTGAAGAAGGATACGAAGAAATGCTTGGTGAGAGATTAGATGACGCAGATAGCGATTATTCCGACCCTCTGCCTATCATATTTTGATAAATACATTAAACAGTTTGGAATATTAAATATGGCAATAAATTTAAACGATATCGCAAATAAGACTATGAAGTTGTTTCAAGGTAATGGACATCAAATGAAAATGTTTGATGGTATTAGTGGCAAGAGTGTTGCTACACCAGAAGAAGCACGTTTCTTCTATGTCAAAGAACCAAATATGATGGTTCATATTGACGATAGCACTAAGAAATTAAAGTTTCATATCGGTGAAGATATTGACATAGATAACGAACAAATAGATAATATGATGAAGCAGTTGAAGTCTTTAGCACGTACTAATATGCTAGATTTTGATATTCGTTCATTCGGAAAACATATAGAACCTAAAAACTATGCATATAAGGTTAAACAAAATAAGGAGCAAACCATGACAGACCACGTCAATGAAGGCATGGGCCCATTGTCTGGGTCATCACGCACTAGCCGACAAACATTAGAAAATGTAAAACTAATCTTAAAACATCGTGCGCCAGTAAACGAAGAATCTCGTGGTTCTCGTTCACGCAACATTTCAGCAATCTTTGTTGAAACAGGTGAAGGCGAACGTTTCAAATACCCATTTATTCACTTAAATGGCGCAAGAGCAATGGCAAGACACGTTGCATCAGGTGGTGAAACACACGATATGGTAGGCGAAGCAATTATTGAAATGTCTGATAACTTATCAAGGCTAAAAGAGTTTATGAATCTTGTCAATAAACAAGACTTAGTAAATGAAACAAATCGTGCTGATGTTTGGAATGTTAAACGCAGTGTTCTCGCTATCAAAGAAAAGATACAAAGAGTTCAAGGCGCAAAAGGTTATGCTAGTTTCGTAGAAGATATGGCGCTTAACGGTACTAAAATACAAGAAGAAATGTCAGAAGAAATGGTAGATGCATATGTAAAGAAATTTACAAAATCTACATTTGAAGAAAATCTAAAAGACATTTTCCCATTACTACATAAAGTAAACGAAGAAGAATTTGAAAATCGTAGAGATGGACAGACTGACAGAATTAAAGAGATAATGACAGCAACAGTTAAGAAGACTGGCGAGAGAGTTAACAAACTTAGTTTTGGTCCACCAAGTTCTGAGAATTATGATTACTCAAAAATCAAAAATCAGTTTGCAGAACCACGTACTCCAGAAGAAGCGGCACAACTTAAGATTAATAAGATAGCAATGACATTTGATGACCTTGCTGATAGAGTTCAAGTAGATACATTATTAGACAAGAAAGGCAAAAAGAAAGGTCATGATTTAGCGGCTGAAGTTTCTTTTTTCTTAACTGATATTGCAGATGCAGTTCGTTCAAATCCAAGAGGTATTTCTAAAGAGGATATGCAAGTGGCAGGAACACTACTTAAGATGTCAAAAGCATCAGTAGAAACTGTAGAGCCAAAATCAGCAGACACACAAATATCTGAAATGCTTGAAGAAGCATTCTCAAAATTCGACCCAGACAGAGTGCTTAAAGAAAGTTAATTTTCTGCTTGACATTCATAGTCAACTTATGCTATAATCAAAGAGAGTGTTAAAACTCTCTTTTTTTATGCTTCCAAAAAAACATTCAAAAAGACTGATTTAATGCTTGACTTTAAGAAAAAAGATAAGTATAATAGTATCATTAGTAGAAATATGTATGGTACATAAAAACTAATATAAAACTAATAGTAAGAAAACAACTAATAAAGGCTAATATAGGAGAAAATAATGGCTACACTAGCAGAAATCCGTGCGAAATTACTCGCACAAGACAGTAAAGCATCAGACAATGCTTCCTCAAACAGAGGAACAGATGCAGTATATCCTTTCTGGAATATGGACAATGACAATACATCCGTATTGAGATTCCTTCCAGACTCAGACCCCACTAACACATTCTTTTGGAAAGAACGTCAAGTTATTAAACTTCCGTTTCCTGGTGTTAAAGGCGGTGACGAAACTAAACGAGTAATCGTTCAAGTACCTTGCGTTGAAATGTGGGGCGAATCGTGCCCAATTCACGCAGAGATACGACCATGGTTTAAAGACCCAGCAATGGAAGACCTAGGTCGTACATATTGGAAAAAGCGTTCATACGTTTTCCAAGGTTTGGTTGTAACTGACCCTATCGGTGGCGAACAACCAGAAAATCCAATTCGTAGATTTATCATTGGACCACAAATCTTCAAGTTATTGAAGGCGGCTCTAATGGATCCAGATATGGATAATCTTCCAACGGATTATGAACAAGGTACAGACTTCCGTCTTACTAAAACACAAAAAGGTCAGTATGCCGACTATTCAACTTCATCTTGGTCACGTAAAGAACGTTCACTAAATGAAGATGAGCGTTCAGCAATTGAAACTCATGGTCTATATGACTTGAATGAGTTTATGCCAAAGCGTCCAACTGAGGATGACATGCGAATTATCACAGAGATGTTTGAAGCATCTGTTGATGGTGAATTGTATGACCCAACTCGTTGGGGACAGCACTATAAACCTTATGGGTTAGATGTTCCAGCAGGAACTTCTGCACCAACTCCAACTCCATCTGCTCCAAAAGTAGAAGAAGTTAAAGCAGTTGCACCAGCAGAAACAACACCTGTTGCTGAAACATCAGCACCGACTCCGGCTCCAGCAACTCAGGTTGAACCTGAAGCACCGAAGTCAGATGCGGCAGATATCTTAGCAATGATTCGTAGTAGAAAAACTGACTAAGAACCAATAATTGAGTATGGGGAGTATCGACTCCCCTACTCTTTTTATATCACATAAGGAGAATTTATATGGCAAGAGCCTTTGATGCGAGTAAATTTCGCAAGAATATAACAAAATCTGTTCCTGGTATGAGTGTTGGTTTTAGAGACCCAGACACTTGGGTATCAACAGGTAATTATACATTAAACAAACTTATCAGTAATGACTTTCATAAGGGTGTCCCACTAGGTAAGGTAACAGTCTTTGCAGGTGAAAGTGGTGCAGGTAAATCTTTTATTGCCGCTGGTAACATTGTTAGAAATGCACAAGAACAAGGAATTTTTGTAGTCTTAATCGATAGTGAAAATGCACTAGATGAAAGTTGGCTACATGCACTTGATGTAGATACTACACCAGAAAAACTATTAAAATTAAACGTAGCAATGATTGATGATGTTGCTAAAATTATTTCAGACTTTATGAAAGGTTATAAAGAAGACCATGCAGATAAGCCAGACGAAGAACGTCCTAAAGTCTTATTTGTTATTGATAGTCTTGGAATGATGATGACCCCAACCGATGTTGACCAGTTCAATCGTGGTGACATGAAAGGTGATATGGGTCGTAAACCAAAAGCCCTAGCGGCACTAGTAAGAAATAGTGTGAATATGTTTGGTGATTACAATGTAGGACTAGTTGCTACAAATCACACATATGCATCACAAGAT